GTGGCTGCAGTCGCTTCCGCAGGAGCGTCCGTTCGTCAGCATGGGCATGGACCTTCCAGACCGGGACGCCGAGGCCATAACGCGGCTGATCAAGGACTTTACGGCGCGGCATGGCCGACGCCCCTACGTGTGCGAGGTTGGATCTTGGGCTGGCCGTTCCGCCATCGTCATGGCCAAGGCCGGAGCCAAGGTGCTGTGCGTCGATACGTGGGAAGGATCAAAGAACGACGCGGGCTGCAAGGCGTACGACGGGTCGTTTGGCACGCCGCTAGAGGTGTTCCGCAACAACGTCGCGCGGTACGACATCGGCTACCACCAGGCCCGCTCGCCGGAATGTGCCAAACACTTTGCGAACGAGAAGTTCGACATCGTCTACATCGATGCCGAGCATGACTATGCGTCTGTGCTGGCGGACATCCTGGCGTGGGCCCCAAAGGCCAAGGTCATAGTGGCCGGGCATGACTACCTGGCATTTCCGGGCGTTCGCCAGGCAGTGGCTGAGGCGTTCGATAACTACACCACGGACGGCAACGTCTGGTACTGGGTGCGATGAAGACCTGCCTTGGCTGCAAGAAAGAGCTTCCTGACTCGTCCTACAACGTGACGTCGGACGGGCGGAAGCACTCTCGCTGCAAGACCTGCCGCGCAGAGTACGAGCGGAAACGCCGCAAGCGTCGCAAGGACGAGCGACTAGACAAGATCGAACGCGACTCCGTGGATGCGTTCTGCCAGGCCGCCAGGCTTGGAGGGGCAAACATCCCGCACTCCAGCGAGATGCTGGAGACGATCCTGGAGTACATGGGCGGCACCCGCGGGTTCGCCAACCTATTCCTGAAGCAATACTACGACTCGCCTCCGGGCGGGGCGTTTCGCACCAAGCAGCTGGACACCATCGTTCGCCTGGTGACGAGCAACACCGCCCTGGGCGGGGCGAAGAAGCCCTTGGCCCTGTGGAGCGAGGACGAGCTGGAGGACGAACTGCGGGTGCGTCTCATGGAGGCGGCGGCTTCGATTCGCGGCCTGCCGGTGATTGACGCCCAGGTCTTGCCGATCACGGAGGAAGTTGAAAAAGCACCCTCGCCCGATACCTGATCCGCCGAAACCTCCGGTGGACTTAGGGGCCAACGTATCAACGCACTCGCTAGAGGTGCTGAAAGAGGTCCAGAGCGAGCTGAAGAGCCGCAAGATAGAGGCTCTTCGTCTGTATGAGCCCATGGAGTCGCAGCAGGAGATGCACTCCTGCATGTCCTCTGAGCGGATCGTCCTGGGTGGCAATCGGTCAGGCAAGTCCCTCTCCACGTTCGTAGAGGACGCCCGCGCTGCGACGGGCCAGGACCCGTTCGGGAAGTATCCGGTCAAGGACGGCAACCTGGTGGTGGTGGGCCGCAACTGGCCGCACATCGGTCTGGTGGCGTACCCGATGCTGTTCAAGGCCGGGGCATTCAAGATCATCCGCGACCTGGAGACGGGTGAGTGGCGGGCGTTCCGCCCATCCACGGACGCCGACCGGATCAAGGACTGCAAGCCGGCTCCGCCGCTGATCCCTCCGCGGTTCGTTGTAGACACATCATGGGTGCTGAAGAACGCCGGCTACTGTCAGAAGGTGACGCTGACCAACGGCTGGCAGATCAACTTCTTCTCAGCCGAATCAGAGCCGCCGCAGGGTTTTCAGGCCGATCTTGTGCATTTTGACGAGGACATCCCTCAGCCCGCGTGGGTGGGTGAAATGCAGGCCCGCCTCGCAGACCGCAAAGGCCGTCTGCTGTGGAGTGCGATGCCCCATAGTAAGAACGACGCTCTCCTGGGGCTGTGCGAGCGTGCCGACCGCGAGGCCGAGCTGGGCGTCACACCGGCCAACATCAGGAAGTTTGTACTCCGGTTTTTGGACAACGCGCATATCGACTCCAAAGAGAAGGAGAAGAACATCGCCCGGTGGTCCGCCCTGGGCGTGGACGAGCTGCGGATGCGTGCCGAGGGTGAGTTCACCCAGGACAGCATCCTCATGTACCCGTCCTTCAACCCGGCGGTGCATGTCATGCCAAAGGCGCTGCTGCCTGACGGCGTCCCGGCGGACTGGACGCGGTACGTGGCGATTGACCCAGGACATGCTGTCATGGCCGCGGTGTTCGGTGCCGTGCCTCCGGACGAGAAGTTCCTGCTGATCTATGACGAGCTGTACATCCGCAACTGCAACGCCCTGATCTTTGGCGAGGAGTTCGCCCGCAAGACAGAGGGGCAGCACTTCTACGCCTTCATCATGGACATGCACGGCGGTGCCCTGCGTGACCTGGGCTCCGGCAGGCTGCCGTCAGAGTTGTACTCCGAGCAGCTCCGCGACCGCGGCGTCCGCGCGCAGATGACCGGCCACCAGTTCATCGCCGGATCCGATGACATCCAGGCCCGCACTGGTCTTGTCAGGCAGTTGCTGCACATCCGCGGCGACGGGACCACGCAGCTGAAGTTCCTGGAGCAGGCGACGCCGGAGCTGTTCCGCGAGCTGCGGCGCTACAAGAAGAAGGTGATCCAGACGGCCAACGGCCCGTTCATCACCGACACGCCCAACGCCCGGGGCGAGATCCATACCTGTCAGTGTCTGGAATACCTCTGTGCGTACGAGCCCACCTATCACCGCCCGCCCCAGCGGCCAGGCCCAGAGCCCTGGTACGTGAAGTGGCTGGCGGACAAGAAGAAGCGGCTGGGCGATGACGGCAAAGGTTATGTGGTCCTTGGTCCCCAAAGAAAGGGTTAACGATGAGCTGGACGATCCCCGCGGTGTCGGTTGGCGAGACGGTGCTGTATTACGCCCATGAGGGCGCCGAGCCCAACATGGCGTTCGTCACCAAAGTGGGCAAGGAGACGCTGGAGCTGTGGGCTCTGTCCCCCGGCTATGGCGGTGTGGATAAGCCGAGCGTCCGGCATAAGGACGACCCTCGCCTGGCGGACTCGCCCCAGTGGCGGGAGTTCGGCATCTGGGAGCATCGGCCGCGGGATCCCCGCATTGCCGGGCTCTCCGAGCGGCTTTCGGCCCTGGAGAAGGCGGTTCAGGGCAATAAGAAGTAGCCCAGGACGCCCTCATGGCAGACCAAAACCCACTTCGCCCCATCGCCAAGGCCTGGCTCAGCAAGCTGGAGATCGCGCTTAAACACAAGCGCCCTTTCCAGGAAGACGCTGACGAGGCCATGCAGTTCTACGACGGCGAAAACGCCTGGATGTTCCGCAATGAGTACATGCGGGGCGAGAAGGGGTTTGTGAAGGGCATCACGCCGCCGGCCTTCCGAATGACCATAAACAGGGTCTGGGAGGCCGTGCGGCTGTTCGGGGCGGTGATTCACCACCGGAACCCTACCCGGAACGTCACGCCGCGGCAGTACCCCATCATCAGCCCGCCGATGTTGGGCATCTATCCGCAGCCGCCCGTTCCGCAGATGGGCCCTGACGGCCAGCCTGTCATTGGGCCGGATGGCCAGCCGGTGATGATGCCGGACCCTGGCCAGCAGTTCTACCAGCAGCTAATGCAACAGACGCAGTTCGCCTCTGAGAAGCGGGCTCTCATCAGCCGGCTCCTGGAGGAGTACCTGAACTACACGCCGGTCGAACTGAACCTAAAGGATCAGTCCCGGAAGGTGGTAGACGAGGCCCTGATCAAGGGTGCTGGGTGCTGGTTTACGGAGCTGTACCAGCCTCCCGGGTCAGAGATGCGTCTGGCGGGATCGTTCTATGAAACCTTCGACAATGTGGTCTGGGATCCGGATGCGGATGACCAGGGCGACATCCTCTGGCTGGCCCGTCGCCGGACGCACCCCAAGGAGTTTGTGGCCCAGCGGTTCGGCCTGTCGGTCGAAGCCCTGAAGGGGCATTCCGAAAGCTACGAGTCGCGCAGTCGCAAGGACGAGCGGGGCTACGAGACGAAGAAGAAGAACGGCCAGACCAACGACCTGGTCACCTACTGGGAAATCTACAGCAAGACCGGGTTCGGTGATCGCCTGAAGGACGCCGATGGCGACCTGCGGGGCAAGTTCGACGCCCTGGGCGACTACTGCTACATCGTTGTCTGCGAGGGCGTGGACCATCCGCTGAACATCTCGCCTGAGATGCTCCAGGAGGAGGTGGACGAAACGGGCTTGCCGCAGAGCCTGTTCGCCGCCGCCCAGTGGCCGATCCCGTTCTGGGCGGACCCCAACGGCTGGCCATGTACCGTCCTCCAGTGGCACGGTAAGCCGGGATACAGTTACCCTATCTCATTGATAAAGCCTGGCATTGGCGAATTACGATTCGTCAATTGGGCGGTATCTTTCATGGCGACCAAGATCGCCACCTCGTCCAACACGCTCATCGGCGTGGCCAAGGCTGCAGACGAGAACCTGAAATCCAAGATCCTGGAGGGCGGGGAATCGGGGTTTAATGTCGTTGAGATATCAGAAGCCATTGGGCGGTCTGTCAACGATGTGATCAGTGTGTTTCAGCTGCCGGGCGTCAGCAGCGACATGTGGAACATCATTCAGGCCGTTACGGAGCTGTTCGACCGCCGCGTCGGCCTGACCGAGCTGGTTTACGGCATGTCGCGGAATCAGTTTCGCTCTGCAGCCGAGGCCTCCGTGAAGGCCGAGCAGATTTCAGTGCGGCCGGACGATATGGCCAACACGCTGGAAGACGCCCTGTCGGAGCTGGCACGCAAGGAGGCTCTCCTGGCGCGGTGGATGGTGCAACCGCAGGATGTGGCTCCGCTCCTGGGGCCGATGGCCGCCCAGGCCTGGCAGATGCACGTGCAGGCGATGAGCCCCGAAGAGGTGCTGCGGGAGTTCGACTTCCGCGTAGAGGCCGGCAGTGCCCGGAAGCCCAACAAGGGCACCAAGGTGGAGCAGATCAACCAGGCCCTGCAGGTCCTCATGCCCATCGCGCAGGGGCTCATGCAGGCTGGAAATCCGCAGGTACTCAATGCCCTGCTGGAAGACTGGGGCCGGGCCATGGACATCGACGTCCAGCGGTACATGGTGCCCCCGCCTCCGCCGCCCCCGCCTGGTCCTCCGCCAGGGCAACCACCCCAGGAGACGCAGAATGCAGGTCCCCCAGCAGGTCAGTGACGCCGGCTATGCGGCCGTGGAAACCTACAAGGCTGCCCTGCCCTACGGCGAGCGGTGGGCCGAGATGGTTGCCCTGCAGACTCCTCCGGGCACAAGAGGGACAGACAGGGCCTTTAACCAGGGCCGCCTGAACCAAGAGCAGTTCGATGACATGCCCAAGAAGATGGCCCAGCGGATCATCCGCGAAGCCGCTGCCGCCGGGATCAACACCAACGGCAAGCAATACTGCGCCGGCCTGGCCGACAAGCGGGCTTACTGCGACCCCGAGGCGTGGATCGATTCCACCGCCGACATCGTCCGCGTGGCCAGGAAGCGGAACCTGACGGTGGAGGGCATTGTCAACCACAAGGGCTCGCCCGTCGCTCCGAAGCGGACAGTCCTCTCCGAGGGCATTATCCAAGAGGAGATGCGGCATTACCGCAAGCTGCACCCGGGCCGCAAGAAGGAAGACCTGCGGCACATGATCATCGAAAAGCACGCACATCCGCTCAAGAGGAAGGGCAAATGACCGAAATTGAACGCTCCCAGACGCTGGTCACCATCACGGCCGCCAGCTCCGCGGCTACTACCACGCCGCGGTTCCCGTTTGCCCGCTTTGCCGGCGGCTGCGTGTTTATCGCCAGCACGGGCGGGGCCACGCAGATCAACTGGCACGGAGCGTCGGCGGCCGAAAGCACTCCCGTGCAGATTTACGCCGATGGCTCTGCCGTGACCACGGCCGTTACGGTTGGGGCACACCCGGTGCCGGACGCCTGTTTCGCGTTCCCGCATGTGGCGCCGGTGCTTGTTGGCGGCACTTCTGCGGTTCTGACTATCAGCCTGAAGGGGTAGTCGCATGCCGATGAACCCCCGCACCCTTCGTCCTGGCAGCACCTTCACGCCGCGCTCCATCTCTGGCCTCGCCCTCTGGCTGGACGCGGCTGACGGCTCGTCGCTCTACACCACCGACGCTGGGCCGGTGACGGCGGT